GCGAAGAGAAATCTTGCGACCTTCTTCTTCGGTTGGTTCAGGCAAGGCTTCAATGTAACGAAGTTCAGACATTTTGTGACCAACCAAAGTTTCTGTTGGTCGGTAGCCATCACGGAATTCTTCATATACACGAATCAAAACAGCAGGATCGCCCTCTTCAGCTTCAATGCTGAATTCTGTTCCTGGGATGCCTAACACGCCTTCTTCCATGATGTGTTCAATGCGACCCTTAGCAGTTCCACCGCTTGAATCCCATTCAACAAAGTCGCCCACATTTTCGCGTGATTCTTCTTCAATTTCGCCTTCTGCGCCTGTGAGTATTGCCATCATTTCAACGGCTTTCATGATGTATTCATGACCTTCGCTTAAGTCATCAAAAATTGTTTTCAAGACGATCAAAGATTCACCGGTGACTTCACGGCCTTCCTTGATTGCATCTATGGCACTTCGCAATGCCTCGCGTGCTTCAACACTTGTTGTTGGATAAGCAGGATAGGTGACGACTGAGACATCGCCATCAGCAAGGCTGACTTCTGTAAGAACACGGCGACTTCTATCATCTGACCACTTCTGACGAATCACACGGAAGGCAAAAGACATTTGGTCAACATCTCCGCGCTCAACCAACTTGTAAAGGTCGCGCCCTTCTGATGTGTCTGCAATCTCTGCATCCATATACAGACCGCGATCATCTTCAGTCAGTTTCAATGTGCCATTCTTGGTGCGAGCTAATGGCAGACCTTCGTGGTTGATGAGTAAGCGCACATCAGGTGTTTCCATCAAAGTCTTGCGAAAGGCTCCCGGTGCGATGCTCTCCTTGAAAGGAAGGGGAACGCTTGAATCATTAAACACGGCTGCATAACCTGAAAGGCGCATTGTGCCATCTTCAGCTTGGCGTGCTTCAACATCTCGCACGGTGAATGTGCGGCGTTCAATTTTTTTCATTTTGCTCCTTGAATCGGATTCGGCATCGAGCGCATCAATCTTGCGTTGCGCCCAATTTTGCGCCCTGTCAGAAAAGTTGGAATCTCCACCCCACAACAACCAAGCAACAAGACCTGCGCCTGGATACTGTGAGTCTGAAGGATCGCTGTTTTTTGGTGCTTGTCCATCTACTTGATGGCGAGCGAACCAGGGTGCCATCTTGCGAACTTTGTTTTCGGTGATTCGACCTGCTGCCATTTCGCGTGCTTCACGCTTTGTGCCATCAGTTAAGCCATCGCCCCCAAAACCTTCTTCAAGGTATTTGAGACCTCGTTGAGCATTTTCACGAATGAAAGAAGGAACGCTCAAATCAACTGCGCGAGTGTTTATTTCTCCACCCGGTTCCATATCCTCTGAGATAGATACTGCAACCATCTGATTAACTGCACTTTGCTTGTCATCATGGCAACCAATTGTTGTGTAGGAACCGTCAGTTTCTTCTTTGACAGTTGCCCAACCTGCACAATCGCTTTGTTTATCTGAGATGAAATATGGCATTTTTATCCTTAAATCAGAAGCAGAACTTCTGCATCGTCATTGAGTACGGAAAAGTCAATCTGTGAAACTGCATTTATTCTGACAACGCCCAATGATGCGGAAGCACCTGCAAGAATCACACTTGGAATCTTTGGTTCAGGTGTTGGAAGAACAAAGTTAGGCTGAACAAAGTTCGGCATTCCGAACGATCCGACAACGGCAGTTTCAGGTTCAGGAATTGTTGCCTGTGCTAGAAGTCCACCAAGAGGTGCGCTTGCCGAAACAAGGTTATCAATCCGTGCAGTTGCACTTGCATCAATAGAACCAAGAGTTGCATTTGCAGTTGCAAATGTGATCGGCCCTAGAACATCAACATCGAGTTCAGATGTATCAAGAACAAACTGCGCCATGTCAGCTCGCTAGTGTGAGCGATACTGTCAGAGAACCGCTTGGAATGGTAAAGGTATCTCCTGCGGTGTAAGAGTTGCCTGTGATGGAACCACTAAACAGGAAGTTGCCTGTTGTGGCATTATCCCAAGCCGTGAAGAATGTCGCATCCTCTGAACCTGCAATGTTTGTCCAAGAGACATCTGCATCTGAAGTTAATCCGCCACCTGATGCAGCTCCAAAAGAAACTGATTGACGAGTTGTTTCAGTTGCAGGATTGCCTGTGCCATTTGCGCCTGGGTCGCCGACATGAAGTTTCACATAGACATTGGCTGCTGAATAGGCGGTGGCGTTGCCAACTGCATCAAGAAACTTGTTTGCAAGATATGAACTCAGACCTGTTGCCATTATTCATCCCCCTCAACAAACTCTTCAATCACTTCAACAATGAGGTTGTTCTCATCGCGGATGATTCTCTTGCGAACACGAGTGCGTTCAATTGTGTTTGTCACATTGACAGTTGGTGCATCCACGCTCACATTTGGCGCTTCAACATTGACCTGTGGTGAATCAAACATGACCATCGCAGGTTCAACAGTCACATTAGGTGCTGCGACATTGACTGTTGGTTCAGGAACTTGAAGAATCATATGTGGTTGCTCATTGCGAGCCTCACGAGAGTTGACTTCGTAAGCTGATGCAGGATCAAGTGGATCAATTTGAGCAATTGGTTGCAACTGACTTGAAGGAACTCCTGTGTGTGCCATCGGTGGCATTCCAATCGCAGCCAATACCGCTTCAGGGTCATAGCCGACTTGAACGAGTTGTGTAACGATTTCAGCACGCAATTTGACACCAACATCTTTTGCATCACTTGCATCAATGTTTTGCAATGGCACGCGATAGTTGTCGCCATCAGGGATTGGTGCCATATCTTCCATTGCATGAACATCGTTCAGGCTCAAGAAACCCTCACGCAATCCCTTTGTGTAGGCTTCAAATCGCTCAAGAGTTGTTCCGCGTAGCAGAGCATCAAGATTAAATTTGATGAAACCATCAGATTCAGGAAGTAAAGTGCTGAAAGATTGCTCTAAACGCTCAAGCAATGGGCGCAATGAGTGCTGAACAAATGAAAGATTCTGTGCTTCAACAGATGCAAATGACATCGCACCTGCAACGGGATGACCCAAAAGGCTGATCGGAACGCGGAACAAGCGTGCAATATCTTCCACATTGAAGCGCCGTGTGTCTAGCAATTGGGCATCCTGGGCGTTCAAAGTCAATGGCTTGAATGAAGCACCACCTGAAAGCACGCCAATTTTTCCTGCGCGATATGGGCCTGTGTGAGTGATGTTCCAATCACGACCAATATCTTGCGCTTGCTCTTCTGTTAGCTCGCCCGGAACTTCAATGACTCCGCCTGGGTTGGCTGCATTACCAAAGTACGCTGCTGCATAGGTGTCGGCTGCCATAGCAGCGCCGATTGTTAGTCGAGCAGCAGCGATTGGGCCGAGACCATAATGCGATCCAGGAAGTCTGAACAATGGGATGTGTAGCATTTCATTCTGAGTAAGAATTTGAGTATATGCACCCTGCTCATCGCGTATCTGAACCTCGTACACAAGGGGTTCATTAGGGCGTAGGCGGCGAATTCTGACATCATCAGGGTTGAGGCAATAAACTTCCACAACCTCGTTGTTGTCATCGCGTACAGTCAAGATGAAGGCATTTCCGTGAATGTTCAACGATGAAATGACTTGCTCATAAAATTCAATGCGTGATGTTTCAGGATTAGGCTTATTGACCCACATTGGAGTTTCGCCATATGCTGCTGCATAGGAAATGCGAGAACGACCACGGCGCACATAAGCGCCAAGTGGTAGCGAGCTGATTGTGTCACCGAGAAGGCGCACGCAAGCATAAACTGTTGACATACGGATTGCGCTGTCGGCAGTTACATCAATTCCTGAAGGTGCCATGTATGCAGGGCGACCAGGGATGATTGGCTCAACATATTGATTGTTATTGGCTCGCTTGTCTCCTGCTCCGCGCAGTCTCTTACTCAAACTCATTTGTCAACCTTTTCTGTCGCCCATACTAAAAACCCACCGAGCGCAATCAATGCGACAGGTTCGGAAAGCATCCAAAGTCCGGTTGTTACCAAAGAAACACCGATGACCTCAATGATGAGTGCATAATCAATCTTCTTCAAGAAGTTCATTGCTCTCCTTAGACTTGGATGGAAAAATATCGTGCGGTAGGTGGCTTTGGTGGCGCAGGTTGGGTGGCTCTGTCATAACCAAAGATTGAAGCAACGGCAGCATCTACCTTACGGCGAGAACTTGCCTTTGCAACCATCACACCTCTTGATGATTGTTTCGTGACACAGTTTGCGATGTGCCTTGCAAGGCGCTCATCCCCATCATGAGTGAATGATTGATTGACAACGCCTTCGTAAAATTTTTGTGTTGCAGGAACCATTCGCTCTGCGCTGTTGGGGTAGGCGAGAACGGGGAGTCCTTCTTCATCAAGAACCATAAAGGTTCGGTTCCATCTGGCAGGGTCGAAAACAATTTCGCGCACATCAAATCGAGTATCACGGGCAAAGCCGATGATCGTCTGTTCAACTTCTGCAATGGGTACATGCCATCCTTGCTCTGCATCGTCAGGTTTTTCCCATAACCCAACAACGCTCAAGTGTGGCTTTTCTCCGCCGAGTGACCATGCAACGAGTGCAGTTGAGTCATTCGAGAAAGAACCATCAAATGCAAGGACAACTTCTTCGCCAGGTATTGGAACTCTTGTTTTATCTTCTATTGCTTCCCATGAACCTGTTGGCAACCAGGCAACAGATGTGCTGACAAAGCAATTGATGCGCTTGGTGCGAAACTCAGCTTCGGGGGTACGCAACACGGCGCTCTCGAAATCGCTTAAATCAACGATGTCACCGAGTCCGGGATTTGCTTGCGCCCACAGACCTTGATCACGGTGGTCGCCTTCAGGCTTTGTTGGTTCCCACCATGCAAAGAAAAATGATTTGTCTTGAACTTCTTCTTTGACAATCTTCTGCCCATATTGATACAGAGAATAACAAAGTGAGTCTTGACCGTTGGCTT